ATCAACATAAATTGTTCTTGGTCAGTTGGTTTTTGTTCTGATTTTTTTAGTAAGTCAGCTTGAAACAATTCTCTTGATGTCTCAAGACTTGTTAGTCTAGATGTAACTTCCGTATATGCAAAAACTCCCATAGCCACTCCTGCTACGATAGCCAACATATTTTTAATCGGCATACTTATTGATGTGTCATTTGATATTTTCATTAGCACTCACACTTATCACAGGTACAAACTCCGTATTCATCTGCATGAAGTTCTTCTGCGCAATGACATTTGTGTTTACATTTTTTACACGATTTAGCCATTTTGTTTAAATAACCATTCCATGTACTTTTTCCATAAATCTTTAATTTTTTTAATCATTTTTTTTCTCCTCAATTTCGTAAAAGAAATTATCAGTGTCTTCTGTTTTCCATTGACCTGTATCTTCTACATTCCATTCACTTGTTTGTACCTTCCAATCAGGAATATTATCCTTAACTGTAAACGAAGGTAGGTCCCATATACATCTATTGTTTGGCTGAGCCGCATAGTTCCCATCATCGAGGGCTATGATGTGCGCACACTTATGTTCGTGCGGAATTTCAGAGTGATCTGCGTCTAGTATATTAGCATCTGGGTGAGCCCAGTCAATAGTAAATAAGTATTTACCATGATGCCATTTTTTGTCTTTACCTATATATTTGCCTGAAGAGGCGCTTAAAATATCCCAACGATTAACAGCAGGATAATAAGAAAAAGAATTCCAGAGCTGAAGTTCATCAAGTCTCTTAATGGGAACAGACTCCGGTTTAAAACCACGTTGAATAAAAGCCGAAATAGGGAGCCTATAGAAAATTGCACCATTTTCCATAATAGCGTGAAAAAGTATACCACGTCCAGTAAGACTTGATATACCGAATATAATACAATCTTCAACTTCTCCATGATGTTTTTTACAATCATATAAATACTCTCTTTTTATTTGTGCATACGTTGCCGGTATGTTTGCATTTAAGTAAGCCATAGTTATCCATAAATATCTCCCCAATTTTTCCCTGATTCATAATCTACTTTATTAGGGATCTTTAATTTAACAGCATTCTCCATAATCTCAACAATTTTTTTAGCTTGTTTATCAGATTCTACAGATATGTCTAATTCATCATGAATTTGTATGTGCGGTACAATGCCTTCTTTATATAAATCTAACATTGCTTTTTTTGTCATATCTGCGGCTGAACCTTGTATCAATTTGTTTAGTGCTTTATATGTCCAACATCTTTTTATTCCAAAGTATTTTCCTTTTCCTCCGTTTTCTTTTGTCTTATCTGTTTTTTCTTTAGCTTTAGCTAAGGCTTCTGCTTGAGTCATTGGTGAAGACATCACACCAGGATTAAATTCATCTATCTCCCATTTATTAAATCTACATCTACGTCCTAACAAAGTTCCTATTGAACCTTTTTCTGCTGCACGTTTAGAGGTAGTGTTCATTAGTTCTTTTACAAAAGGAACACTATCATGATATTTATTAAATAATTTCTCTGCTTCTTCTTTAGTGCTTAGTCCTAGTTCTGCTTGTAACTTTGCTTTACCCATTCCATAAAACAAACCTAAATTAATTGTCTTGGCTTGAATACGAGATATGTTGGCCATGTCAGCAACAGTTTGATGAAAATCTACGCTATTAGAATTAAACTGTTTTACTATATTTGTAACTGATTCATCAAAACAAATAGGTTCAGTTGTAGCCGCATAGTGTACTACTAATCTTGGTTCTTGTTGACTATAATCAAAACAACCCCATTTATGATCTTCTTCTGGTATAAATAAAGATCTTATTAATGGCCCTAGTTCTTTGTTTCTTGCTGGAATTTGTTGTAAATTTGGATTTCTATAACTAAATCTACCTGTTACAGTTCCACCTGAATCTGATCTTATTGGATTTATATCTGCGTGTATTCTTCCTTTATGTGTAAACCTTAAAATAGAATCTATAAAAGTAGAATGAGATTTATTTATTTCTCTCGCCTGTGCAATTTTTTTAACTGTTGGGTGACTGTGTTTAGATAAAAAGTTTTTAGTAAAAGAAGGTGCTTTTGATTTTTGAGTTCTCTCGTAATTTAATCCTAGTTTATCAAAAACTTTAGCCACGCTTCTCGCTGCCATAAGCTGGACTTCGACACCCGTCTCATCTTTAATTTCTTTCATCAGCTTTTCTTCTCTTGCTATTAAACTATTTTTTAGCTGATGTGCTTTCTCTACGTCTACTCTTACTCCCTTAAATTTCATATCTATTAAACAAGGAAACAATTGAGTTTCTAAATCAAATACTTGATGTAGTTTTTGACTTCCTAATTCTTTTGATAACACTTCAAATAATTCTAAAGTAAGTTCTGCATCTTTCTCTGCATAAGATCCTACATACATTGCAGGTAGTTTATACATTTCTGATTTAGCATCTATTCCCCAAGAGTCTGCAGTTTCTTTTAGCACTGCTTCACTTTTAGTTTTACCTAAATAATCAAACGATACACTATTTAAACTATACCATAATCTATTCTCATCTATTAAAGATGCCATAACCATAGTATCTACAATAAAACCATTGATAGGTATTGCGTATGCTCTTAACCAACATACATCATACATTGCGTTATGAAATATTTTTGTTGCAGAATTAGAACAAACTTCTTTAACCCAATCTAAAACTTTTTGTTTTTCTAAATTACCTCCACCTTCGTGTGCTATGGGATAGTAACCTGACCAACTTTTAGTTGCTAAAGCTATACCTACAATTTCTCCTTCTCCAATAACTGAACCAGATCCTTTTGATTTTAAGTTCGGATCTTTTGTTTCTAAGTCAATTGCTATGTATTTTTCTTTACTTAAGTCAGGAAAAGTATCTGGACAAATCCATTCTTTTTGAGCTTCAAACATTATGAGTAATCCCTTTCAAGTATCATTTCTAAGTAGTGTATTGCTTTTTCTATGTCTTGTTCTTTACCTTTCGCTGCGTGTCTGCATATGTATTTTATAGCTGATCCTTCTGCAAAAGGCAAACGGTTCTTGTTTATAAACTCACTTGGCTGCATAACCATATCTTTGTAGTGAGATCCTCCAATTTGTTTATCATATGAACCGTACCCTTTTAAAGTTGAAGGTGGTATGTATTTTGCTTGATTTCTTTTTTTCATAATTTTTATATTCCTTTATTGTTTCTTGTACGCTGTCATTATATTGGGTCTCCTATATTATATTGATAGTCTGATGTTGGTTCCATAATGTATAAAGTTTCTTTTGCTCTCGTTACTCCCACAAAAAATATTCTGTGTTCAGTATCTGGATCTCTTCTTGCTGATTCGTATATAATGTTTTCTATATCTGTATATAAAATTACATTATCACATTCTTCTCCTTTTACTCCGTGTATGGTAGACAATTTTATTCTTGCATTCTTTGTTAAATCATCTCCTTCGTTTAATAAGTTTTTAATGTAAGACTTACTTTCTTCTGGTATATGTAATTGCTCCCAGCTTCCCGCTACTAGCAGACCGTGATCAGATTTTAATTTATCTAAGTCTACTGAGCTTATATTTGCTAGACTATTACCACTAGCAAAACCATGTTTTACATGGCCTTTATTGTAATTTAAATACTCATAAACTTTTTGTGCTTCTTCTCCGCTAACAGTAGCACCTTTATTTAATCTATCCCAAACTCTATATGCCTCTAATAATTCTTTAGGTAATATATTATTTACCTTACTATCAAATCTAAAATTTAAAGAAGATAGATGTTCTGCAATAGGCTCTAGCATTTTATTTGTTCGAGTCAATATCATCCATTTTTCTGTACTAAAATCTAAATTTTCTAAATAACAATTCTCAATAATCTTACCTTCTTCATCTCTAGGCTCCCATTTTTTCTCCATTCTATTTTGAATATTGTTTAAAATGCTTACAGCCTTTTCATGTATTAACCTTGGAACTCTTCTAGATTTTATTAAAGAATCTTTTTTTCCTTCTAAATTTATAAATATACTTGGATCAGCACCTTGAAAGGTGTAGATAGTTTGGTCATCATCTCCTGCAATGTAAGATCTCTTACAATTCTTCTCAATATAAAAAAACATATCCCATTGCAGAGGACTCAGATCCTGTGCTTCATCAAGAAAAACTACTTCTAAGTTGGGGCACTTATCTTTCTCGACAAATTTTGTAATCATGTCACAATACTCAACCATCCCTGTATGATCTTTATATGATTCTAAATCTTGATTAATTTGAAAGGTTAAATCAACATCTACATACTCATGTAAATCTAATTCTACTGCTGCATCTATTAATGTAATTTTTTTAGATCTTGAATAATCTATAATTTTCATGTGATTATTTTGATATTGTGGAATACCATTAGGACTTATTTTTGTTTCAAAAGACATGTCCCTACAAACTTGAGAAAAGTTTTTAAAAGGTTTCCACTTAGATCCTTTTAATAGCCGAGTCTTTGTTTCTATTTCTAATGCTTGTCTTCCCATAGCATGCATTGTAGATACATATTCAAAATCTAATTTAGGAAATTTATCTTCTATTCTTTTCTCAGCTTCCAATGTTGCAGCTCTACTAAAGGTTATGTAGGCTATTTTACTAGGGTTTACTCCATTTTTTATCTCTTGATCTAAATAAGTATTTATTAGTTTATAGGTCTTACCTGTACCGGGAGGACCTGGAATTATTGTTCTCATACAAAAGGTTCATCTTTCATTTTAGTTTTTCTTACATTGGGTCTTTCTAATTTAACAATATCCATTTTTATTATTCTAGTATTTTTACCGTCTATACTCTTAGTTAATTCTATCGCACTAAATAGTTCTTCTAAAAGTCTCATTGTTTTTTGTTTAGGATAAGTTTTATCTGGCCACGATTTAGTTCTTTGCAAGTATCTCCAAAAATCTTTAAACTTAAAATAACTGTCTTTTTCGTCTGAATAGGGTAAACCTCTTTTAATATCATTTATATCTTTACCTGGAGCTTTGTTAATAAAATCTGCTAACAGTTCTCTTACTTGAACATTTATTTTAGAAGACTCTGGTGCAGGTACATGACCTAAATTTTTAAATAAATGAACTAACATCTTTCTCCATATAATTTTTCCTACAGGAAGCATAGGTCTATTAAGTTGATTCATAGAAGATATAGAAAACTTTTCAGAATCATGTAATGTCATGTCATCCACTTCAACACTTTCTCCATCAATGGTTACAAAATATATAGGAGGGTCTGAATCATATTTTCTTATTTCTGTTATCTCTGGACTAGGTGCTCCATCTCCAACACCAAATTCTTGCAATACACATAGCTTAGAATTACAAAAAGATTGAATAGGTTCATCTTTACATTTATATTGATATTCTTTCTTATCAACTGATTTTATTAAAATTTGTATCTCATTTCTTTCTAAAGGAGGAGTACAATATTTTTTATTATAGTCATGCATTTTTAAATCCCAATCTGAAGAAAATCTTTTTTTAAGATAAACTCCAAAGTTATACATAGCATTATTTCTTTGTCCGTTTGGAATACCTTCTTTTGATATTGCAATCAAACAAGGTGGTGCTCCTTTTAAAGGATCACTTTCATCTTTATCTTGCTGTTTTTCTTTTCTTATCTCAGCTAACTGTTTTTCTGAAAGTGAATATCTTGAATAAGCAAATAAAAATTGTGTTAAACTTAATTTATTTCCCTCATCATCGAAAGCATACCTAACTGTATTATCTGATCCATGATAAGGTAAGTTTAAAAAACTGCCTGTATCTCCTCTGTCTGCTCTAATATAATCTTGTTTAGGAAATATTTCTGCTCTAGCATGTCCTAGTTCAGCAGCAATCTTTTTTAATCTATCTCTCATTAAACTTGCTGGAACAAAATCTTTAGTAAATAAAAATGCATGAGCACCACCTGATTTTGATCTAAATAAAATCATAGGTATATTTTTATCTCTTATTTTTTTAATAAAACTTTTGTGATCAAAAGGATAAGTATCTATATCTATACATCCCCATTTACATTTATTATCTTCTCTAATAGGAACAATACCTAAAGCTGGATCTTCTCCATCAAGATGTGCTTGCCACAACTTATCTGTAGGTGGATTTTTTATAGTAAAAGATTTAGTCTGATGTTTTCCAGTTTCTGAAAAATTATCAGTCTTTTTAGTTTGTCCGTATGCAATCTCCAAACCAGAGAATACTTGTTTAAATCTTTCTAACATTTGTCCCATTTATTTTTATGAGAGGCTTCAGTCTCCCAAAGCCTCCCCATGCATGATCCAGATTACTGTTTATCTTTAGATAAACTTTGATAGAACTGCTTAGCTCTCTCATATAGACTGCTGTTACTCACAGGGCCTACTTTCTGAATATTGTATCCGTACCATTGATTTCCTTTACCGGAATTCAACACTGTACTTAACTTATAAATGTGACTGAAAGACGACGGCGTATAAGGCCCGTCTTTACCATCCATAGTGATAGACATCATCATGGAATTCCATTTTCTACTTATTTTACCTTGAGATGAACTCATAGATATTAAAGCAGTTTCAGTAGATCCGTCTTCACCTGCAACTACTACAAAGTGTTGACCAACTGTAAGAATGTAATTTCCATTCTCAAGTCTATCTTTACCCATACCGTCTTTAGTTGTTTTGTCCAGAATATCAGAACCATCTGCAT